AAGGGGTGCATTAAGAATTTTTTTATTATTCTTTTGGCTATGGTACTTTGTCTCAAATAAATTGACCGTTAGGTTTATAAACCGACCGTTAGGTTTCCGTTAGAATACCGTTAGATACGTCGCCCGACTACGTCGTCGACATGTGTTTTTTGGTACAACATGTGTTTTTACACAATGTATTGTATTGGATACTGACAGACTAATGAGTATATTGAGAAGATGTATAACATGGTTATACGTCATATGAGTATTTTTAATATGACATACGACCATATGTACATATGTCGCATGATTGGATGACATCTTAGAAAGATTTTTAGACATAATCACTCAAACATATTCATAACCTCACGGTTACTTACCAACTCATGATATTGTATCGCTCTCGCTCTTAGTTGTTTCTTTTCTAGCAATGTCCCAACAAATCAAAAAAGAATTCGTCGACCTAACATTGTCAGACGACGAAGAAGTGTGTATTGGTCCTAAACCAACACTCAGATATGAAATAACTGAATGGGATGGCGATGAAACAGGAAGTAACTATGCTACTTCTGTTGATATGGCTATGGCTTTTGATGAAGGCACATTAAATGATGACCCACAATGGTGGGTCAAGATTACTGATGAATGTGGTAAAGATATTAAGTATGACTATGCTACTAGAAATTGGACAGCTATTCCAGCTGATTTAAAACGCGAAAAAGGCACACGCGTGCCTACTTATGCAGTGAAACGTGCATTATCGGAACAACAAATCAGTGACGTGTCTGATGTTGAAGAACAGATTGCTGAAGTTAAACCAGTGAAACGTACCGCATCAGGTCAAGGACCTAAAGTTATGCGTTGGTGCGTTACTTGGAATAATCCAACTGTTGAAGGCACTTTTTTAGCTGATAAATTGAAAGCAAATAGTGCTATCAAAGGCTTTGTTTTCCAAAAGGAAAAGGGTGCTAATGGTACACCGCACTTTCAGATGTATATTGAATTTAGTAAACAAACGTATACTAGTGGTGTTAAAGCCGCAATCGGACATACTGTGCATTGCATTAAGGCTAATGGTACTAAGGAACAAAACATTAAGTATTGTTCTAAAGATACTGATAGACTTGATGGGCCATGGGTCCATGGTACTTGTTCTGCGGAACATAAAGGCCAACAAGGCAAACGTAACGATTTGGACGCATTCGCTGAAGCTATTATGAATAGTGGCGGTATTGATGATAACATTGAGGAAGAATATCGTGGAATGGTGTTACGCTATGGTAAATACGCTAAAGCTATGGTCACCGAATCTAAATTTCGTAAAGCTAAGGCTCGTGAATTAGAATGGTGGAAAGAACAAATTGCTAAAGACGAAGCAGGTCAACCAAGTGATGGTCAACAGCAGCGTGAATTAACATTTTATTTTGGACCAACAGCAGTTGGTAAAACAACGTTAGTTAAAAAAACGTGTGTTAAAGAATATGGTGAACTCCCTTTTGCTAAAGACGGGAACACTAAATGGTGGGACGGTTATGAAGGCGAAAAGACTGTTTTAGTTGATGAATGGCGCAAAGAATTTGCTTCGGTTGAATGCTTCAACCAACTGACTAACGCAGGTGTTAGTCGCATCGAATACAAAGGTGACTACGGCACCCTCGATGCAGAAGCGATGTTTTTTACTAGCAACAAACACCCATTAGACATCTTTGATACTAAATGGGGTGATGCCCGCTTTCGCGCTATGGCACGTCGCTTCTATAAGGTGTTCTGGTGGAACGACGATAAGGAATTAACTGTGTTAATTAATCCACATAGAGTGGCAGAAGATGAAAAAGAATTAGCAGAAGCTAAATGGATTCACTTCTGGAAACGCGACAGACAACAAGAAGATCCCTTCGAAGCTGTCGACGAAACTAAATATTTTACTTGGTAATGTGTCTTCAAATAAATTGAGTATATCACAGATATACGCGACTACGCTCAGGCTTAAACTTTCATACTTCAAGAATACCTTCGCTAATGTTGAGGATAGGATATAGGATACTCCTAGGAATTACGAGAATGTAATTAGGATAGGAAGTGGTAGGATGAAAGATAGGAAGTTGAACAGGTAATAATAGGGCAAATGCCCAGCCTGTTCAACTTTATTCGTACGATGCTTCAGATAGGCTCAAGGTATTGCGGCAAGCCGACGCCGTTCGTGCGCATCTACAGCACATGTGAACATGTCGCATTTTATAATCTTATTTAGTATTATAGAGTATGTCTTATATTAATAGTGGTATTGCTTTTTTTGGTTTACTTAAAGAAAGTAAATTATTAGAAAGAATGACTAATGAAAATTCTTTATGTTATATTGATTATATACAGTTTCATAAAGAACTTATGAACTTATTCCAAGGCTTAAAAGTGACGCAAAGCGCCATTGGCGCTAGTCACTGGGTACTAGAACAAGTTAAGTACGTAGAAGATGGCATTAAAAACCAGTCCTGGGACCCTTGGTCTGATATGGACAGGATTGCTAGCTTCTATAGAGAATATATTACTTATGAACGTTGGAAATTCGAAACCGAACAACAGGCCAGGGAAACCAGGCTTAAAGGTCTTAAACTAGATCTGGTTCTGGCTGAAAATAGAAACGATTTATTGAAAATAGGTATATTAAGAGGCAAAATTGAAGGTCTTCAAGAAAGCATTATTTGGCATGCTATGAAAGGCGAATAACTCACTCTTTACTCTCTCTCTGGTTTGATCCCTGCTCCGGCAGTTATTTTTTATCTAGATTTATGAATGGAAGACGCCGTTCCGGAGGTTTCAGAAAACGTCGCACTACTGGCGTCCTTAGTCGGATTGCTCGCAGTGCTTTACGCAAAGTGGGCCGTCGATTGGTGGCGAAACCGAAATTTGCAACAGTAGGTTTTAATCGAAATGTCGAACGAAAGTATTTTGATAAGACTTACCAGTCTAATAATGCCGAATCGCAAACAGGTAACACGATTACGACCAATTTAATTAATGGTATCACGTTTATTTCAAACGCTTGGCAGGATTACACTTTTGGGGGCCAACAGACCCCTAGTAACATTAGTAATGATATGTGTAAAGGGCTTAATACAGGTACTAACGCGCGAACACGTATTGGGAACAAAATTAAAATTAATTACCTTAAAGGTGCATTTACATTTTTGGCAGCAGTTACTGATAATACCATGAAAGAACAGAATGGTGAAGTTTACTCCGTCACTTCTGCTTCTGGAACTAGTGCGTACTTGCGTACTACTTATCGTATGATGCTCGTTAAAGATTTACAAGTTAACTCGACTAATGCACAAATTACATGGGACAATGTGATGGATACATCAAATTTACAGGCCGGCGTTCATTCTGAACTCAATGTTGATAACATGGGGCGATTTATTATCTTGTCAGATCAAATCTTCACATTGGATGCGGATACACCAATGAAAACTATTCCTTTTATGCTCAAAGGAAGTCAAGTGGGCAATGTCCGTTACAACGGGCCAACTGGTGCCGCACTTACAGATAAAGGCTATTACATTATTTGGGCAGCTTTTGTCTTAGGTGGTAACATCCCTACAACCAGTATTCACTGTACTGGGCCAACAGGCCATTCTCGTCTTTGTTTCACAGATGATTAATATAGTGGAGCTCTAGGGCACCCCTAAAGGGGTGCATTAAGAATTTTTTTATTATTCTTTTGGCTATGGTACTTTGTCTCAAATAAATTGACCGTTAGGTTTATAAACCGACCGTTAGGTTTCCGTTAGAATACCGTTAGATACGTC